CACCATCCCTATATTCATCTACAAATAGATTATACCAAAACAATCCAAATCTTTTGTGTTGTGGATAGTATCTGGTTGAGTGTCCGTCTGTTACTTTTTTGATACGATAGTTTTTAGTCATTCATCATTCTCCCAGAAATCTTTCCATTCTACCTTATACTCATCAGTCATCCATTCAACCTCAAAAGAACTTACATCTGATTGACGAAGACCAAAATCATTAACAAGTTCATTAGCAATATCATTTGCCAAGTAATCACCAAAGTCTTCTGGACTTCTCAAGTCACTATATGGGTTGGTGGCAGGATTAAACTTCACACAGAAGGTGATTTTATATCCTTCAACACAATCCTTTGATTCACTCAATACTTGTTTGCGTTCTTCAATTTGCTTTTCAAGTTGTTGAAGTTCTTTGAAAGAAAGTTTAGAAATGTCAGTCATAAGGAACTTGTGCGTCTTTGTGCCATACTCGGGTGAAAACTAACCATTTCTCCACATCACTTCGCATTTCTGCCATCCAGTGCTGATTATTAGTATCAATGGCATCCAAGTAATGTGTGCCTGTTATAGGACAAATGGTTCTTGTGACTTGTGTAAATTTTACTTTTTCAACCATTAGAGTTCCTCCACCTCCAATTCATTAGCAAGACGCAGTATAGCATCCTTCACCCAGTTTTGTCCCTTGATGAAGTAATGTTTTTCCATACTCAACTCTCGGTCAGGGTCTGGTTCAATATTGAGACCTTCCACTGCTTCACGGAGAGCAGCAGAAACGGCAGAATTATCATAGTAATATGGACCTGGACCCAACTTACTATAATACTCATTCATTACTTGTTGTGCTCTGTTTTTTGTACTCATAGTGCCTCCACTTCATCAGCAATTTCACGCAACACAGATACGGGGTCTTCAAGTTCTCCACAATCGGTGCAAAGACGGTTCTTTGCTTTACTGCTCTTCGGTTTTACAGTCACTCTTCGCATTGAGGGTCACCCGTGGTTGAATCTCCATAAGTTCATTATACAGCATCTGGGCAAACCCATAGTGGGGTCGTATGCCAGTTTCGATACTGGACGAAGTTGCCACCGTCCACATAATATCAAGTTCTTTTTTATCAGGTAGTTTCTTCATTTTCCTCATCAGTTAGAACAGTTCCCATCGGCCCTTTTTTAAGGCGTTCCCACTCTGCGTCTGCCTGTTGCATGTCATCAAACTTCTTCCTCAGGTCTTCACCCAAAGTCAATTCGAACTCATCAGCAACCTTACGCATATCTTCTTCTTTTCGGTGTTCACCGAATGCAAGACCACAAGCACCTTTCATAATGTTAATCTCATCGTGACCCATTGCACGGGCAACGGTTGCGAAAAAGTTAAACAGTTGATAAGTGTTAAGGTCTTCGGCAGGAATCTGAAAAGTGTAATGCTCTTCGGGGAGCATCATATCATCAAAACCACTGCTGTAATGGGTGGAAGTCCATTCAGTATCAAACTGAACCTTGAGGGTTGCCTTGTAAGTCATTGGTCTGTTTCAGATGTACTCATTATAGGGGTAGTTTCACCCATTTTGGGGGTGGGTGTACCAGTTCGTCAAGTGTCTACTTCTCTTACTATCTTTTCTAAATGTTTGGCAAAACCTTCATCTAATGGAATCAGTTTCTCTTTACCACTATCAATATCATCTACAAGTTGTTGAAGATATTCAAGAAACTCTTTGGGTAGAGTCTCATCAAGATTAATGCTTGTCCAGAACCAACCATAACACTCCTCATAAGGGTCATCATTAGGCATCAAAGCATAACCTTCATAGTTTCCAGAGATGAGGTCTCTCCACATCTTGAAGTTGTTCCACATCTCACGCCATCCAGTTTGGAAGCAGTGACCGAAATAATACTCAAACCAGTTAAGTTTTTTAGACATCTTTCAACTTCATATAATCTTTTGCCTGGTAAAACAATTCATCTCTCCAGTTTCTACCAGCAATATCAAAACTAAAACCTAACTTACCAATAGAGAATAGAAAAGAAAATAACCTACCATATCCCATAGAGATTTGAAGATAAGGAAACTCAATCCATTTCCCATACTCACCATAATCAATTGCGACTTGAAGCAATGAGTATCTTTCTGTAAGAAAAAGTGCTAGATACCACTCCTTACCATAATCATCTCTAACACCCCATTTTGCGACTTGAAAGATTTTCATTCTTCTAATTCCTGTGCTAGTTGTAGCATATCATTCTTATCCAAAACGATTCTACCATCTTGAGCAGTGTAAAACTGAACGTTGTCAGCAACAATGCGGAGAATGGCAGCAGTCAACTTTTCTTCTGTGGCAGCACCAGCATTTCGTGCTTCCCAGATTTTATTCATCAGGTCTTGCGATCGTTCAGTCAATATATTTTCCTCTATTTTAAATAATGTGGTTTTTCAGTATCAAAAGTTGTCCACTTTGCTATTTTAAGACACATTAGTAAAGTTTGATGTTCCCTATCATACAGTTCCCAGTCACCTTTACATTTGGCAGCATAACGTCTTTGATATGCACAACACCAAACATTATAATAAATTTTTGCTTTTTCAGTTAGGGTCATCAATCACGTCTCATGTCATCATCGGTTTTAAAAAAGTCTGCAATATCATCTGCACCATTGAATCTTGTACGGTGCTCTGATGGATCAGGGTTGCCTAAATCCATTATGTTCAGAAATTCATCTAAACTTCCTTGTTTCATATTAGGATTTGCCGCTTTTCTTCTTGCCTGACGAAGAATAGTAGCAGCAGAACGATTGGACTTAGCAAGTTTCTCTGCCCAAATCATATCTTCTAGACTCACCTCATCGCCTGTTGCAATTCTATCACAAATTGCTTCAAGACGCAGGCGATATTGTGTAGAGAGCATATGTATTACCAGATATAGTGTTATTTATTTACCGCTCAATATAACTCAAAGTATGACTTTGAGCATAAAGTTGTTGAATGATTATATCACATCCAATTTTAGGGTTGCAATCACCACAAGTATAAACGTCTACCGCTGCTTTTCCCTCTTCAGGCCATGTGTGAATACTAATATGACTTTCTGATAGTAAGCAAATTACAGTAACTCCTTGTGGTTCAAATTTTTTATACATTGTTTGAACCACAGTTGCTCCACTTGCAGAAGCTGCATTTTCTAGCAAGTCTATAAGACAACGTTCATCATTCAGAAGAACAAATGAGCATCCGTATAAATTTAGTAGATAATGTTTTCCCATCACTCAAGTGCTTCAGAATCAATCCCATACTCTTTAATTAGTTTATCTATTTTTGTTTCTTGATTGGAAAGTTTTTCAATTTCAAAGATAGATGACTTTTGATATTTTTTTAACTTCTTATATTCTTTTATGATTTTATTTACTTCTTTGTTTCGAATATAAAGATTTATTTTTTTGTCTTCAGATGGATTTGAAAATCCTTTAAAACCCTCACTCATTTTCTTTTCTTCTTTTCTGATTTTTGATATCCCCAAAGTTTAGGATTTGTTCTTCCATAACCAAAGTCAATCTTTTTGACCGAACCTGGACCATGCTTATCATAGTACATATCAAAGATACGAACTCTTGTTCCTCTCACCAAATCAATATGCTCTTCATCATTAATAAGATACCAAATTAAATATGCATCATTTGGAAAAGAACTATTCTTTGCTTGCTCTATGGATGTTTTTTCCAAGATGACTTCACACCCATAGTTCTCTGGCAAAATATTTCTTTCTTCTTTTCCATATTCTGCCATACTTTTCTCCTGCTCTACAGCAATTGTCATGAGCGGCCTCCCCATTTAATATCTGGATAAGCTTCAGAAACAATCTCCTTTGTGATTTTATATTTATTTGAAAGGAGTTTATCTTTTGTAAGAATTAATACTTCCGCTTCTTTAGGATGAAGTCCACGTAAAAGATTAATAAACATCATCTCTCTACGGATTGTAGAAAGATTATTATTACCACCTCTTACAAAATGGTATAAGTTTTGATACTCTCTACGCAGTGATGTTTTGCCTCTACCATCTAAGTCTTGACCAGTAGCAGACTCACCACCTAAAGATTCTTTTGCTAAATTTTCTGAAAGCGTTCCGGAGTAAACTGTTTGTTCTTGAGCATCTGCATATGGAACGTCTCCCTCTGGAAGAAGACTAATTACAGTCTCATCAAAGTTCCAAATAAAAATTGATTTAATAGAGTCGTGTTCATAAGTTTTAAGAACTTCAACTTTCTTTGCATTCGAACGTTGCTTAGACGCAAGATCTAAAACTTCATACACAAAAGGATTTGTTGGAAGAATCTCTACCGTTGATTCAGTCTTCTTCTTCGTCTTCGTCGTAGTCATAGTCATTTTCAAATCGTACTGCTAAAATTTCATCGGGTATTACATTGCCATTTGAATCAAACATCTCTGGATGAGTATAAACTGGCGATGTCTGGTAGAAATGTTCTTTGGCCATCCACCCTATCACTCCACCAACAAAAAAGAACATGATTGAGACTAGAGTGCCTATGGTTAGAGTTACTGCTAACATTTTTTTTCTCCAGAGAGTTTATCTTTTTTTATATCAATATGAAATTCAAAATAAAAATGAAACTCTCTACGAAGGAGAGAAATCATCTTACCAAATCTCACTTGAAAAGTCTTTGGTTTAACTGATTTCTTCCTCCTATTGCGTAATAATAATTCAACTCCCCGATTAATATGGGGATCATTTTTATTTAGTTTGTTTTTTCCTTCTTCCTGGTCTCCTATCATGACTATATTTCCAAGCATCTTCTAGGATGCCATACAAGTAATTTCGTATTTTTCTTGCTTGAGGTTTTGGAATATGCCCATAACCCTCACGAAGTTGTTTGTGAATTTCATCAGATCCTCCCTCAAGATAATCATCCAAATCCATTACCAGACTACTAAGTTCATTCGCAGTCGAGCTCTCAATGAATTTATCAACTTCTGCTTTTTTAGTTCCACGAATTTTTAAGTAATCATAAAATTTTAAAACAAACTGGCCATCAAACGCATAATCAATTGCTTTTTCTACGTCGGTATAAACTTCGTGAAAATTAGATTCCATTAAACCAAATTCTGCTCCTTCAGATATTGAACAGTATCGGTGCATCCACCAATGTGTTTATCATTAACAATTACTTGAGGAAAAGTAGAACCTTGACCAAATTCCGCATAAAATTCTTCGCGGGTAAAATCATTATTCAATTTGTAAACAACGTATTGCAACTCAGCCAATTGTAGCACTTGTTCTACCTTTGTGCAATATGGGCAACCGTCTTTTGAATAAACAGTAAATGTCATAATTTCTTTAAATTGAAAAATTATTTATTATTTTATATTTTGAAGTTAATCCCAAGATACGTTTTGAACAAGAAACCCAGGCATCACATACGTCCAGGCACCTAGGTCACCATTTCCGCCGACCTTATATTCCCATTTATATTCAAACTTATTATGACTATCCCAAGTCATATATCCCTTCTCTTTATCAAAGCGACCCTTAATAGTGAGACTATGTTTGTTAGAGAAGATGTTACGGGTGCGAAGTCCTCCACCCTTTTCACGGGTTTCAATCACCACACAGGTATCTGGATAGGTTTGAAGCCCTACCTCCAACAAGCAAGGAGTTTCATAACGAAATGGGCGATAAGTTTGCTCTGGTGTTGCAAATGCAGGAGCACCAGAAAGAATCAAAGCAAGAGCAATAAGTTTTTTCATCCAATTACCCTCCAACAGACAGTAGCGTTTCCTTTAGACGTAGAAGAAATATGAGCAAAAGCAGCATAACTTAAGTCAATATCGGCATGAGAATAAGGTCCTCGGTCATTGACTCTTACAATTACTTGCTTGAGATTATCTTGGTTTGTGACTCTAATTTTAGTTCCCATAGGAAGGTAAGGATGAGCAGCAGTCCAACGATAAGCATCAAAACGCTCTCCGTTTGCAGTAGTTTGTCCATGAAAACCATCGCCCACTCCATAGAACGTAGCGATGCCACAAGTCAAACTCGTAATCAAAATTGTCTCTAGCAATTTTCAATCTTTCAGCACTTAGCAATCATAAGACACATGCTTCAGTTTGTCCATCGTTTTTTGATTAGATTTGCTTATGATTACACTTTATTGGATAAGATGCTTTTTCTATTTCATTATTAATTTTAGGTGGTCTATACAAATTAGGCCAAGTATCACGAATTATTTCTGCAAGTTTGTATGGAGTTTCTGAAGTAATCACGCTATTACTGATATATGTCTTTGTTGCTGAGATAAGAGTGTTAATACCTTTGGGTCTTTTGCAGTCTTTCTTACAGAGTCATAATAGTCATAGTAACCATTATGAAGAATGATCGCATCTTTCAAAGACCCAGTTTCGTTTTGAAGTCTGCGAAGTTTGCTTGCGAGTAACCAGACTGATACTTCATTATCATCCAACAGTTCTCTCTTGGGTGGAAGTCCTTGTATGGTAAGTTCTTTTAGACCCAGTTGTGCGACACCAAAAGTCTTTACGTCCACTGGTTTGCGGTGAAGTATCTCCTCATAGAGAACTGCTGCGATAACATTCTCTGGAATATTAAACTGCTTGCTTGCTCTCTTGATATAAGGAACCAGAGTTTCCAATTTCTCATAACTCATCGCACGGGTCATCGGAACGTTTGATACAACGTTACTGATGACTGTGGGTGTGACGGTTCTATCCTTGACCCCATAGTTACTCAGAGTCTTATTCTGACTGCTGATGGGGACAAAGGATAGAAGAAAAAGAATAGCAAGTATGCTACGTTTCATAGGTCTTGCAGTACTGACAATATAAACATAAAAAATCCAAATGCTATGAATGAGAAGAGCATAAGGAACATAAAAAAAGGAGTTCGGAGAACTCCCTTATTTAGATTAAAGAGCATTCCCCCTCGGAAGAACTTCCTCTGGAAATACAAACGACTCGTGAGGTTGGTCTACTGGTGCCATCCAAGCACGAAGACCTTCATTTAAAAGCACATTTTTTGTGTAAAATGTCTCAAATTCCGGGTCTTCAGCAGCACGAATCTCCTGACTTACAAAATCGTAGGCACGAAGATTGAGAGCCAAACCAATAATCCCAATAGAACTAGTCCAGAGACCCATAACGGGAACAAAAAGCATGAAAAAATGCAACCAACGCTTATTACTAAAAGCAATTCCAAAGATTTGCGACCAGAAACGGTTGGCAGTAACCATCGAATAAGTCTCTTCCTCTTGAGTCGGTTCAAATGCTTTGAAAGTGTTTGACTGATCACTGTCTTCATAAAGAGTATTCTCAACTGTTGCTCCATGAATCGCACAGAGCAGTGCTCCACCCAGTATACCAGCAACTCCCATCATATGAAAGGGGTTGAGTGTCCAGTTGTGGAAACCCTGTAGGAAGAGAAGGAATCTAAATATCGCCGCAACGCCAAACGATGGCGCAAAGAACCAACTGGACTGTCCCAGAGGATACATGAGAAATACACTAACAAATACGGCAATAGGACCCGAAAAAGCAATTGCATTGTATGGTCTAATCCCTACTAGTCGTGCGATTTCAAACTGACGAAGCATGAATCCTATAAGACTGAAGGCTCCGTGGAGCGCCACAAAAGTCCAGAGTCCCCCAAGTTGGAACCACCTGACGATATCTCCCTGAGCCTCAGGACCCCAGAGAAGAAGAAGAGAATGACCCATAGAATCTGCT